GGCAATAAAAATGTTGCATACATACTTTCATCATACAGCAGTAGGGAACTATGATAATCTTAAAGGTATGTTTGTATCAACCGCAGATTTACTGTTGAAGCTAAAAGACTTTAATAACCCACTACCACAATCATATAAAAACAATCTTGAAAATGTAGACTTGGTTATATGGGACGATATAGCTTTAACTAATATGTCACAGTATGATTATACTCAATTTTATAATATAATAGATAAGCGTATACTTGCTGAGAAGTCTAATATATTTACCACTAATTGTACAAGTGTTGAAGAACTAGCAGAGCTAGTTGGTGCAAAGATAGCAAGTAGAATATATTATACAAGTGAAGTCATAGAGTTAAAAGGAAAGGATATGAGATAGATGGTCGCATTACAGATATTATCACAAGTATTACAAACACAAGATATATCTATCATAGAGAATAATCAATTAACAGCAGACTACTTTCCAGAGTATCAGGAAGAGTTTGAATATATAGTAAATCATTACAAAGAGTATGGGAATGTTCCAGACAAACTCACATTCTTATCCAACTTTCAAGACTTTGAAATAGTAGAGGTTGATGAAAGTGAGCAATATTTAATAGATACTATCAGAGAAGAGAATCTATATTACAGAACAGTTCCGGTTGTACAGAACATAGCAAAGCTGATGAAAACAGATAGCAACGAAGCTGTTGAGTATATGTTACAAGCTATGAAAGACTTACAACCTAACTATAAGTTAGGTGGTACAGACATAATACAGCAAGCGTCACAGAGACTAGAAGCATTTATAGATAAAAGAGATAATCAAGATAATTGGTTCTTTACAACTGGCTTTCCGGAATTAGATGATGTAATACACGGAATAAACAGAGCAGAAGAATTGATGGTATTATTTGCAAGAGTTAATCAAGGTAAGTCTTGGATATTAGAAAAGATATGTACTCATATATGGGAGATAGGTTTTAATGTAGGTTATATAAGTCCTGAAATGGGAGAGTTAAATATAGGTTATAGATTTGATACTTTGCATAAAAACTTTAACAATAAAGACTTAATGTGGGGCAATAAAGAGTTTGATGAAAAATCATACGCAGAGTATATAGAAGAACTTAAAAAGCGTAATAATAAATTTATAGTAGCTACACCACTTGATTTTGATAACAAGATAACAGTAACAAAGCTAAAGCACTTTATAAAGCAATATAAACTAGATATGATAGCTATAGATGGTATTACATATCTTAGTGATGAAAGAGGAAAGAGAAATGACAATAAAACGATTTCACTCACAAACATATCTGAGGATTTGAAAACTTTAAATATGGAATTAAAAGTACCTATATTAGTAGTAGTGCAAGCTAATAGAAGTGGCGCAATAGATAAAGAATCAGATGATTTACCTGAGTTAGAGAGCATAAGAGATAGTGATGGTATAGCACATAACGCAACTATTGTATTAGCAATAAAACAAGGTCAAGATGATACTATCACATTACAAGTTAAGAAACAGAGAAATGGCAGAGTTGGAGATAAGATAAGTTATCAGTGGAATCCAAACATAGGAGAGTTCATAAGTGAGAATGGTACTATAACAACAGATAGACCTAAGAAAAAGAAAGTAATAGAAAAGGAGGACGTGTTCTAATGTATGATACAGAAACACCTAGAGAGGTAGATACTTTTGAGGATAATGATGGTTTTGTAGAGGGTTATGGAGATATTATTAGAGTTATTCACGAGTGTCCTAATTGCGGAGCTAAGTTGATAGAAGCACAAGACAGATGTCATAAGTGTGAACAGAGATTAAAATGGTTTTAGGGAGGTATCAAAATGACAAATGAAGAAGCAAAAGAAGTATTGAAGGAACAGATTGATAGATATGGACAAGAATATGATTCGGAAGGCATAGAAGCACTTAATATGGCAATTCAAGCCTTAGAACAATCAAGACCTAAAGGAAAGTGGAAAATATTAGATGAATGTGCTAACGAGGGTGTTTATTGTTCAGAATGTCACAAGAAGATATTTAAGTTAGAGTTTAGCCCTACTATGAAGTGGCGAAACTTTAAATATTGTCCTAACTGTGGTGCAGATATGAGAGGTGATAGCGAATGACAGACGAAGAAGCGGACTACTGCTATGAGTGTGGAGGATATGGTGATGATTACTATACGGATGAGAATGGTGATTTGGTTTGTAGGTGTCCTGAATGTCCATTTAATCCATATAAAGAGGAGGATGAAGAATGAAACTGATAATTGATATACACGAAAAGGATTATCAATCTATGAAAAATGGGCATATTCCATTTAGTGTGCTTGACGTACTTATGAGAGGCACACCACTAAAAGAGTGGCTGTCAACATTCAACACAGATTCAGCCACAGCTTGTTACACAGCGGTTCAGAGATTAAAGGAGAGTGTAGATGAAATTCAATAAGAGAAAGTGCTATGATTGTATGTATCATGCAGAACATTCATGTGGAACAACAGTTGAAGTAGATAATAGACACGTAAATGTGTTATGTAATTATGCGTGTGCAACTGGAGAAACTTGCTTAACACAAGGCAAAAATCATACTATAATAGATAGACGAGGTGATGAGTATAATAATTGTAAGTTGTTTAAGCGTGGTGTAGCTCTAACAGTAAAATCAAAAATGTAGGAGGCATATATGAAAGTAGAAGATGGTAAGATAGTAGAAGCTACAGAAGATGAATTATATAAGCATTGGCTAGATAATTGGGATAGCTTATATTCATTTGATGAGTATTTAAGAAGAATGAAAGAAAAAGGGGTAAAGATAATTGATAGTTAATGATATAATGATAAATGCAAGCTGTGAAGATATAGTATATGAACTACAAAGACAGTTACAGATAAATCAGATACCATATCTTCATAAGATACAAGACAGTGGTAGAAACTTGCAAGTCACTTGTCCTTATCATAAGTCGGGACAGGAACGTAGACCATCAGCGGGAATATTAAAGAGTGATGGCACTTTTCATTGTTTAGCTTGTGGAGAAACACATACTCTACCGGAAGTAATATCATATTGTTTTGGTAAAGATGATATGTTTGGCAAGTGGGGTATGAAGTGGATAGTAAAGAACTTTGCAACAGTAGAGGTGGAGAATAGAAAAGATGTTGAAATTGATATGGCACGTGATAACATTACCAATAAGAATAACGTTTTGGCTGATAGTGATAATAATAAACCTAACTATGTGAGTGAAGAAGAACTTGATAGTTATAGATATTATCACGATTATTGGACTAAAAGAGGTATTACAGCAGATTGGTTGATAGAATTATTTGATTTAGGATATGATAAGAAAACAGATTGCATTACATTTCCAGTTAGAGATATAAATGGAAATTGTTTGTTTGTAGCACGTAGAAGTGTAAAGACAAAGTGGTTTAATTACCCTAAAGATGTTGATAAATCTTTATATGGGGTATATGAGTTAAATAAGTTGTGTACTACACAGCATACTACTGAATTTGTGTTTGATGATAATACTATTACTTTTCCAAAAGGAGTATTGTATCAGTATTCAGAGCAGATATATGTTACAGAATCTATGATAGATTGTTTAAGACTATGGCAGAATAGTAAAATTGCAGTAGCATTAAATGGAACTGGCTCATCTTTACAATTTAAACAGTTAAGAAAACTACCTTGCAGACATTTGATACTTGCAACAGATAATGATAAAGCAGGTATGTCAGCAAGAGAAAAGATAAGAAAAAATGTAAGAAACAAACTAATTACAGAAGTAATACTACCTGATGATAGAAAAGATATTGGAGAATGTACAGATGAAGAAATACAAAACTTGAAGGAGGTTTTCTAACGTGAAATATATACTAATGTGTGGTGGTCAGTATAAAAAATGGGAGACCCCGAGACAACTAACTAAAATAAACGGAGAAGCTATAGTAGAAAGAACAATAAGACTATTGAGAGAAAATGGTGTAGATGATATAGCTATAAGCACGAATAATAAAGCATTTGAAGGAATAGCACCTATACTAGCACACACTAATAAATATATAGCTAATGGTTATGATAATTGTGAGGGTCATTGGAATGAAGCATTTTATCCTACAGAAGAACCAGTTTGTTATATATTTGGAGATGTAGTGTTTTCAGAAACAGCTATACAGATTATAGTAAATACATCTACTAAAGATATAGAGTTTTTTGCCAGCGCACCACCATTCTCTAAAGAATATACAAAGCCGTGGGCTGAGCCGTTTGCATTAAAGGTGCAAAATCAAAGACATTTAAGACAAGCTATATCGCTATGTAATCTATATGAGCAACAAGGTTTATTTAATAGAAAGCCTATAATGTGGGAATTATGGCAAGTAATAAAGCATACGCCATTAAATATTATAGATTATAATAACTACACAGTAATAAATGACGCAACTTGTGATATAGATAACCCAGGAGATATAAAGTTAATGGAGGGTAAGTTTAAGTAATGAAATATATGATACATACTTGTGAAGCAAGATTGTGGTATGTAGAAGAATATCTTATACCAAGTATGTTAAAACAAGAAATAAAAGAAGATGATATTTATAATTATGTAGATACAAAGCACGAGGGTAATTTAGTGTCGTTTGTAGTGTCTTGCCACAAATCATATGAAATGTGGGGAGAACAAAATGTGTGGCATTTACAAGATGATGTATTATTAGCAAGTTATTTTAAAGAAAAGACAGAAGAGTTAGAGTCTGTAGATGGAATGATTTGTGGGTTTACTTGTGAATATGACGATAATAGAAAGACTGGAGAAGGAACTGTAATTGATGATATGTGGTTTAGTTTTCCTTGTATCAGAATACCAAATAAGATAGCTAAAGAGTTTGCAAACTGGTGTGACATATATGTATGGAGAGACCCACAATATGGATTTTGGGTAAGACAAAAGAAAGGTGACGATTTAATATTCAGAATATATGTAGAGAGTTATCACCCACACGATAAGATATTAAATGTAGCACCTAATTTAGTAGAACACATAGACTATTTAATAGGTGGAACAGTAGTAAATAAACAACGAAATAAGCCTAATGTACGAAGTATGTATTGGGAAGAAGATTATCTAGTAAATGAATTAAAAGAGGAGCTGAGTAAATGATATTTATAGTAGGTGATTGGACAGATGATTCAACTAAAGAGCGATTCATTTTAGCAGAGGAGCAATTAAAAGCAACAGAAAAATATCATAGTATATATCACGATGCAGATATAATAAATAGTTATCTTGTATTAGAGACTATGCCATTTTTAGATTATAAAACTCAAGTAGATTTGATGCTATTCTTATTATCAAAATGTGACATTGTATATATGCTAAAAGGTTGGGAAAGTAATAATGATGTAAGACTACTACACGATTATGCAGATAACAACGGTTACAAAGTTATTTACTCTAAAAAATTTTAGTTGACATTCCATATTATATCGTGATATAATGATTATGTTGAAACAAATCAACAACTATAAAAACTATAAAAAGGAGAACAACTATGAAGAAGAATGAATTTTACAGACATAAGTGGAACAAGTATGTAGCAAAGGTAACAGATGTAAAGCGAGACAGAGTAGAGCTAAAGACTGTCAACTCTGGAGTAACAGAAACTATCAGCAAAGAAAACTTTGATTTGAATTATGTACCTTGTAAAACTATACACGAGTGGAGAAATACTATATCAGATGCATTTTCATTTGGTGACGTATTGCTTATGGGCGATACAGTAAGAGTTAAGGTAGATGATACAATAGTAGACTTTAGCATAGATAGTAGTAATCAATTTGCAGTGTGCTTTACAGATGATGTTAAGGAAGCAATAGAAGCAGATAGTAACATAATGAGATTCTTATTAGAGGATGCAGATGAAGTAATAGATATGTTTGCAGACCTCTTTACAGAATAAAGCCATAAACTATAAAACGATTGAAAGGAGAAAAAACTATGGCAAGATTTAACTTTGAAGATGCAGACAAGTACGGAGGACAGGGTGGTTCTGGATATTTCTCACTGAAAGATGATAGAGACACCGCAGTTGTGAGATTTCTTTATAACTCACCTGATGATGTAGAGGGATATGCAGTTCACGAAGTAGAGATTGATGGAAGAAAGAGATATGTAAACTGTCTCAGAGAATACAATCAGCCTATTGATGATTGCCCATTCTGTAAGGCAAGAATGTATCAGACAGCAAAGCTCTTTATACCTCTGTATAATGAAGATGCAAAAAAGGTGCAAGTATGGGAAAGAGGTAAGAAGTTCTTTGGTAAACTTTCATCAGTGCTTTCAAGATGTGATGCAGACCCTATATGTTCTCAGACCTTTGAGATTGAGAGAAATGGAAAAAAGGGTGATACTCAGACTACTTACGAGATTTATCAGACACGAGATAAGGCAGATGATATGACACTTGAAGATTTTGATACACCTGAGATTTTAGGAAGACTTATTCTTGATAAGTCAGCAGATGATATGGAGTTCTATCTTGAGAATGAATACTTCCCACCTGAGGACGAAGCACCAACAAGACGTAGTTCAAGACGTGAGGAAGATGATAGACCAGTAAGACGTGAATCATCTAGTCGCAGAAGCAGTCGTAGAACACCATCTAATGAAGATGAATTTTAAGGAGATTGATAATGGCACTATTTGAAATACCAACAAGAAATAATAGTCGAGAATCAGATAGTAAAATCATTAAGCAATCAAAGACAGTACACAAAGCTACCCCCTCTATAAAAGGGGGTAGTAGTTTACTAGAGAGAGTATCCCAAGCGCAAGATTTAGTAAATCGAAAATTAAGTAAGTATAAAGATAAATATATCTTGATACAAAATGAGCAGATATTACATAATTATATAGATGAATGTATTAAGCAGGGAGTTATTAGTATAGATACAGAAACTACTGGACTTGACCCAATGTTAGATGATATAGCAGGAATATGTATTTATACACCTAGTATGCCAGGAGCATACATACCTATCAATCACGTTAGCTATATAACAAATGAAAAGATTGCTAATCAATTAGATGTGGGATATATAAGAGCAGAGTTTGAACGTATTATTAAACCACATATAGATGTGATAATGTTTAATGCAAAGTTTGATATTAGAGTGTTGAGAAATAAAGTTGGTTTACATAATATTTACTGTACTTGGGATTGTTATTTAGCACAGCGATTGCTTAATGAGAATGAACCTAGTAATGCTCTTAAAAAGTTGCATCAAAAGTATGTGCTTAATGGTAAGGAAGATGCATTTACATTTGAAGAACTATTCAAGGGAATACCATTTACAATGATACCATTACAGACAGCACTATTATATGCAGGACACGACCCCGTTATTACATATGAACTGTATGATTATCAACGACAGTTTCTTAGGGAAGATTCTGATAGAGAAGATATGCGAAAATTGTATTGGGTATTGATGAATATAGAAATGCCTTGTGTTGATGCAGTATGTAATATGGAAGATAATGGTGTACTCTTTGATATGCAGTATCAACAGATATTATCAGAGAAGTATAATAAGCTACTCACAGACAAGCTAGAAGCGTTTTATAAAGAGTTAAAGAAGTTTGATGATAAAATAGTCAAGTACAAAGCTAAAACGCAACATAACAAGCTAGATGAGCCTATAAATATAGCAAGCCCTACACAGCTAGCAATATTGTTCTATGATATTATAGGTATAGAGGTTATAGATAAGAAGTCACCTAGAGGTACTGGAGTAGAAATATTAAAAAAGATGGATATGCCACTTGCAAACACTATACTTGAATATAGAACGGTTGAAAAGCTAATCAGTACATATATTGATAAGTTACCTAATTGTGTAAACCCAAATGATGGAAGAATACATTGTAGCTTTAATCAATATGGTGCAGATACCGGAAGAATGTCAAGTAGTGACCCTAACTTACAGAATATACCATCACATAACAAGGACATACGAAAGATGTTTATAGCAAGCCCTGGATATGTTCTTATGTCAAGTGATTATAGTCAGCAAGAACCTAAAGCATTAGCTGGTTTGTGTAGAATTGGTGGAGACTCACAGATGTATAACACCTTTATGCAAGGTAAAGACCTGTATTCAGAGATAGCAAGTAAAGCATTTAATAAACCTTATGAAGAGTGTCTTGAGTTTAATAAAGATGGAACTACTAATAAACAAGGTAAAGAACGTAGAACACAAGCTAAAAGTATTCTGTTAGGTGTGTTATATGGTAGAGGTGTACCATCAATAGCAGAGCAGTTGAATTGCACAGTTGAAAAAGCGCAAGCTATAAAAGACAGTGTATTTAGAGGTTTTCCGGCTATTAAGAAGTTTGAAAAAGATTCTTTAGCTATGGGTGAAGAGTTAGGTTATGTAACTACAATCTCAGGACGTAAGAGAAGATTACCAGCACTTCAATTAGATGAATATGAGTTTAAATGGAAGAATGGTGTAGCTCCGGATAATGACCTATTAGATTTTGACAGTGAAGAAGAACAAGATATTCCAGATAGAACTATTAGAAAATATCTTACAAAGTTACATAATTGTAGATTTAATGAGAAGCGCAAGATATTTGAGCAAGCGAATGAAGAGGGTATATGGATAGTAGATAATGGAGCAAAGATAGCAGAAGCAGTTAGACAGACTGTAAATGCACGTATTCAAGGAAGTGCGGCAGACCTAACAAAGCTTGCTATGATAGAGCTTAATAATAATCAGAAGCTAAAAGACTTAGGATTCAGACTACTTATACCAGTACACGATGAGATAATAGCAGAGTGTCCAGAAGAGAATGTCAAAGAGTGTTCTAAATTATTAGCAGATACAATGTCAAAAGCGGCGGAAAAGATACTAGAAATGCCTATTAAGTGTGATGTAACCATTACAAAAGAGTGGTATGGAGAGGAGATAGAATATTGAAACGTAAAAAACTATTTAATATAGAAACAAGTGATAAGGATTTAAAATATACAAAAAAAGTTGAGCGCCCTCAATATTTACCTAGTAAAAGAAAGCCTAATATTGCTGAATTATATCAGTATGATAAGTACAGTAAATTATTAGCTGATATAAATAATTCTAATGTATCAGAAGATGAAAAGCGTTTTTTAAAACTGGCGGCAACTAGGCATATTATTTTTAATTATTCTAAGATAGCTGATTATTATGCCCATTCAGATGAAGAAATGCAGAAGCTTATGGAGCAATCAGCCTTAGTTATAATTGACATAGATGATGCAATAGCAAATGGATATGTTAAACTTTCAAAAGATATTAAACAGATACTTGAGGAGAGTGGCGATGATACCAATAAGAAATAATTTTGTAGCATTTATTTTAACTCATGGCAGACCTGATAAAGTATATACATATGAAACTTTACGAAATAATGGTTATACAGGGCCAATCGTGTTAGTGCTAGATAATGAGGATAATACTATTGATGAATATAAAGGTATTTATGAAAGTAAACAGAATACAGCTATTTATGTATTTAATAAATTAGATATAGCTAATAGATATGATACAGTGGATAATAGTGATGAAAGGCGCTCTATCTTTTATGCTCGTAATGCGTGTTTTGAGATTGCTAAAGACTTACAATATGATTATTTTTTGGAATTAGATGATGATTATACGTGCTTTAGAAGCCGTTTAGATGTTGATGGTAAATTTGCTACAAAATATCATAGAGATTTAGACAGTTTATTTGAATGTGTATTGCAGTTTTTAGATACATCTAAAGCAGATACGGTTGCGTTATCTCAAACTGGAGATTTTATAGGGGGCATGGGTTCAAATGTATGGAAACAACAGTTAGCCCGAAAAGCTATGAATTCATTTTTCTGTGATGCTAGACGTCCATTTAGTTTTATTGGCAGAGTTAATGAGGATGTAAACACATATGTAAATTTAGGAGGTAAAGGTAAGCTGTTTTTTACAATAGCTAACGCATCATTGGACCAATTGCAAACACAGGCTAATTCAGGAGGTATGACAGAGTTATATCTAAATTCAGGCACATATGTAAAATCATTCTTTACTATAATTACAAATCCATCTTGCACTAAGATATATACAATGGGTGATACATATAAACGAATACATCATATAATAAATTGGGAAAATGCAGTACCTAAAATTATAAGTAGTGATTTTAAAAAATAAAGGAGAATAAAACAATGAAAGTAAAAACAGAACAATTTAAACAACTTGTAAACACAGCTATTCAAGGGTCAAGTAATGACAAGCTAATACCTATAACACAGCTTATGGGCATTAAAAAGTGGAATGATGTTATGATGCTAACCACAACAGATGCTACAAATTATTTATATGTAGCAGATAATATTGATAATGATACAGATGATTTCAATGTTACAGTATATGCAGAGCAGTTTGCAAAGCTCATATCTAAAATGACAAGTGAGTTTATATATCTTAATATTAAGAATGAAGCACTTGAGGTAAAAGGTAATGGAACATATATGCTTGAGTTACCACTTGATGAGAGTGGAGAGCTTATTAAATATCCTGACCCATATGCTGAAAAATATTCAGTTGATTTCAAGTGGGATGGCAAGATAAAAGTTGCAGATATAAAGACAACAATAGATTCAGTAAAGCCATCGCTTGCAAGCACAGATGAAATGCCTGTAATTAAAAATTATTTTGTTGGAGATAATGTAATTGCAACAGATAGATGTAAGATAGCAAGTTTTGATACAAAGATGTGCAAAGATGAAATACTTATATCATCACAGCTTATGGATTTACTTAGTCTATTTGAATCAGATATACAGTATAAGATTGATAAAGATTGTATGGTATTTGATTCTGGAAATTATACAGTGTTTAGTAAGCAAGCTGATGATGTATCAGAGTTTCCTATTGATGTGATAGAGAAACTTATCAATGAAGATTTTAAGAGTATGTGCAAGGTAAATAAGAATGATTTTATTGCTCTCCTGGAAAGAATTGCACTTTTTGTTGGTAAGTATGATGATAAAGCAGTAAGACTATATTTTGAAAAAGATGGAATAAGAGTATCTAATAAGAGTCGAAATAGTAATGAGATAATAGAATACTCAGATAGTAAAGGTTATAAGAGTTATGATTGCATTATAGATGTAGATATGTTGCTAACACAGTTAAAAGCATACAGTAAATCAAATGTAGAGATACATTATAATAATGATGTGTGTATTAAATTAGTTGATGATAAAGTCACTCAGATTATAGCTTTAATGGAACAGTAGTTTACATAATATCGTGTCAGCATTTAGTTGTTGACACGATATTTCTATCGTGATATAATGTTTATTGTAAAACAATAGTGTTCGATATATGCACAGAAAGGAGAATATTATGTATAAGTTAGGTAGTGAAAAAGATATTCAGAGAGGTCAGCTTCATATGTGGGGCTATGATGTATTAAAATTGTGGTTAGTAAAAGATTTAGCAGTAAAGAAGTATACTAAAGATTGTTATAAGATTTTAGGATTTTGCAAAGACGAAAATAACGTAGGGCATGGTTGGTGTACAGTATTTTGCGGAAGTCTTAAAGAAGCAAGAGCTACAATGAAGAAGTTTGTATAAACAGAAAGGAGAAATAATATGACTAGAAAAGAACAAAAGCAAAAAGCACAAGCTCTAATAATGGAGCAGTTAGCAAAGATAGGTTATGGTGATGAGTATGCAGAATACAGTAAGCTATTCAATAGTCAGGAAGAAGCAGATGCTTGTATGAGTATTCAGATGGATAGAATAGCAAAGTTATTCGGATATACTAGGTCATGGTTTTATTAAACAGAAAGGAGAAATTAAATGAGAGTATATTTAACTAATAACAATAATGTAGCTTTAGGATTGTCAAATGCATTTAATGAAGTGCCATTATTTTTAGCAGAGCTTGAGGATAGTGAAGATTTAGTAAAGCGAGAATCTATCATCAATAAGTATTCAAGGTATAGAAAATGGAGTTTAAAGTTACAAACATCTAAGAGGACAATATTTACAAGTATTGATGTTTTACACAATGAATATTATTTAGTGATAAAGGAGTAGACTATGGCAAGAAATAGTTTAAAGAATATATTTAATCTTATAGATGCTGAAAAAGCAGACTTATCTGTGGAGCAGTCATTCTTAAATGATTTGAATAGGTCAATAGAATTGACAGATGAGAAGAACGCAAGACCTGGAAGTAAGACATATAAGCCTAGTGGTATGAATTGTATTAGACAGAGTTATTATGTGATAACTGGAGCAGAACAAGATGAGCATAATTCAAGTAGTAATATTATAGGTATATGTGAATCTGGAACTGATAGACACGAAAGAATACAGCAAGCCGTCATAGATATGTGGTCTAACTGTATTGACTGTGAATATATTGATGTAGCTGATTTTGTAGAGACAAGAGGACTTACAGAATACTTAGATATAGTAAAACGACCAGACTTTGCTAAAAAGGAATATGAAACAAAGCTATATCATAAGTCACTTAATATGTCATTCTTATGTGATGGAATAATTAAGTATAAAGGTCACTATTATATACTTGAAATAAAGACAGAAGCCAGCTTTAAGTTTAACGAGCGCAAAGGAGTAGACTCATCACATTATCATCAAGCTATTGCATATAGTATAGCTTTTGGAATAGACGATGTTTTATTTGTATATGAGTGTAGGGATAATTGTAGCAAGAAAGCATTTATGTATCACGTTACAGATGAAATGAAGCAAGACTTATTAGGTTATATAGAGGAATGTGATAGCTATATTAAGAAACTAAAAGTACCACCGATACCAAGTGATGTAGCAAAAAAGACTTGTAGTTATTGTAGTTATAAAGGAAGGTGTAATAAAGATGGGTAATTATAGATGTTGTATATGTAATAAGATATTATATGATTTAGGTAACAATGCAGAGCCAGTAAGAAAAGGTAGATGTTGTGATGAGTGCAACTGGATTTATGTTATACCAGCTAGGTTAAAAGAAGTAGAAATGAAGGAGATAAAAAAGAATGAACAATGAGAAAGGCATTCAGCGTGGAAAAGACTTTGAAGAAATAATAAAGAAGAATTTTCTTGAAGTGCCAAATACAACAGTAGAGAGACTACCTGACCCAATAAGTGGATATTTAGGTGTAAGAAACCCATGTGACTTTCTTATATATCATTATCCTTATGTATATTATATTGAGTGCAAGACAACTCATTCACATAGACTACCATTTAATAATGTAACATTTAATCAAAGAGTGGGTATGCTAGAAGCTAACAAAGTGAACGGAGTTATAGCTGGTATAATATGTTGGTTTATTCCAGAAGATAAAACATATTTTATACCTATACAAGTTTATGAGAATTATAGACTTGCTGGAGAAAAGAGTTTGAATTTACATAAGATGAATCCTGAAGCTGACGGCTGGGTAGAAATACACGGTACTAAAAAGCGCATATTTTTTGATTATGATTTACAACGATTTATAAATCATTGTATGCTGAATAATTTAGGCGAAAAGAAAGGAGAATTATAATGCAAGCTGATAAGTTAAACAGAATGAAATTACCACAGATTAAACCATGTCCGTTCTGTGGTGGTTATAGTACACTTGCTTCAAAATCAAAGACAATAATAAAAGGTGAATTAGCTTATACAAGTTATGTGTATTGTAGAGATTGTCAAAGTAGAGGAAGAAGAGTGCTGTTAGGTGAAGATGGCAGAACAGATTTTGAATCAAGGGAATTAGCAATCAATCATTGGAATAGGAGAGTATAATATGAGAATAGACAATATAGACTTAAAGAAGATAGCTGAAACACAAGCTAGAGTGGAAGAAAATTCACAGACAATAAATAAGTTAGTTGAAGAGGTAATAAAGCCATATTGTAAAGATTTAGATAAGTATGTAGGGTTTATTAGAAATTGTCTTAAAGATGGAGAAAATCCACCGACTGATGCTGAACTAGATGATTTTGTTTTGAATCTATCAACACTTATTTATTGGGCTAGTGGAGCTTGTGAACAGTTAGGTATTCGTGATGATATTAGTAAAGCAGTATACAAGGAAATATATCATACAAAGCGAAATGAGTTATCAAGTGGCACAGTAGCAGATAAAGATAGTATAGCAGAACTGGAAAGTATTCAAGAACAAGTCACAAATGTAGTGTATAATAGGTCATATAAGATTATGAAAAGCAAGGTTGAAAATGCACAAGAGCTTTTATCATCTTGTAAGAAAGTGTTGAGCCATAGACTTAGTGAAATGGAACTCACAAGAATAGGAGGAAATTAAATACTAAAATGAAAACCATAATAACGCAGATAGCTATTATATGTATCTTAGTTATTCCCATCTTTGCACAGATTGAATACATACATAGTAATAGCACAGAACCGCAACCAAAGAAACTAGCAATCGTATTTTCCCAAGAACAGTCAATGGTTGATTTAGAGCCTGCGGAACAATATGTAAATGAAAAGATTGAAGCAAAGCTGGAAGTTATTAAAGTTCATAACGATAAAAAGGAAGAATTGCATACTAAAGCAAAAGAATCATATGAGGCTTATCTTGCTTCATTAAAAAGACAGCAACAAGTTACCTATACTAGCTATGCACAATCAGCACCTACTGAATCAGTAACAAGTGGTAGTATAGGAAGCTATGAGCTAACAGCTTATACGTGGACTGGTAACACTTGTGCTAATGGTGAATATCCTACTGATGGAGTTACGATAGCTAGTAATACTTTACCGCTAGGCACTAGAGTCTATATAGAGGGTCTAGGAGAAAGAGTTGTACAAGACACTGGCGGTATGGGTGGCGGAGTAATAGATGTATATATGGATAGCTATGATGCGTGTATTCAGTTTGGTAGACAAAACGCAGAAGTATATATATTAGAATAAGGAGAATAAAAATGAAATTAGATGAAGTAATTAAAGATTTTAACAAGAAGCATAAGGAAGAGTTAGTATTCACGGGTCTTCCTGAATACGATTATGAGAGAATACCTTTTACAAGCCCTAGACTTAACTATATGACTTTTGGTGGTTTGCCAGTAGGTAAGCTTATAGAGTTTTATGGAGAAGAACACGGAGGCAAAACAACAACAGCATTGGACATAGTAGCAAATTATCAGATAATGGATAATGCTAAAGAAGTGCTGTGGGTAGATTGTGAAAATACTTTTGATAAAGTTTGGGCGCATAAGCTAGAAGTAGATGTGGAAAATCTAAGAATGTTACAGCCAACAAATCAGAGCGCAGAAGAAATATTCCAATTTGTATTAGATGCAATTAGCACTGGCGAGGTAGGTTTAGTAGTTATAGATAGTTTTGGTGTTATGGTATCACAGCAAGCACTTGATAAAGACCTAACAGAGAAAACATATGCTGGAATATCTAAAGCACTTACTGATTTTGGTGGTAGAGCAGTAGGTTTGTGTAATAAGAATAAATGTACTTGTATAGGTATAAATCAGTTACGTGATGATTTTAATAGTATGTTTGGTGGTACAAAGACAACTGGTGGTAGAGGCTGGAAACACGATACCTCTGTAAGACTTGAGTTTAGAATGGGTAAATATATAAATGAAGAGAACAAAGAACTAACAAGAAGTGCAGAAAACCCAGCTGGAAATAAAGTTATGGTTTCAATGACAAAGAACAAGACTTGTCCACCTACAAGAAGAACTGGATACTATACCCTAAAATACTTAGATGGCATAGATTATCTATATGACTTTATTGAAGTATGTATGAAGTATAGTATTATAGAAAAATCTGGAGCTTGGTTTAAGATAGTAGATATAGATACTGGTGAGATACTAGCTGATAAGATTCACGGACAAGATAGTGTTAAAGATTATCTATTAGATAATATAGAAATAGCACAGCGACTTGAGGAATTAGTAGATGCTAGAATAGACTCAGATGAAATAAAACTTGACAGCGTAGAGGATGAAGAGTAATATAATAAGTGCCATGATGTATTGTTTTTTTCATATTTTTCGTTGTGATTCCCCAAAGAAATCATTTTTGCAAGAGAGGTCCTGCTTTAGTGGACGAGATTATCTACTGGTCGGTGGGTAGACTAATCTCAGTAATAAAAAAGACTGTATAATGTAGTTTTCGGGTGCTACACTATACAGTCTTTTTTATTTTAAAAATTTTTTAAATTTATGTATTGACAAACATTATATTACGATATATAATGTAAGAGAATTAAAGATTAGTACACGATTTACAGAAAGGAGAAATCATAATGATTAACAGAAAACAAGCACAGCAGAGAATTTTAAAATTTGCTAAGAAGTACGAAGGAAAAAGTATTGAGGTCAGTAAACTGAATAATAGAGATTTATATGATTTAATACTCACAGAAACTTATTTAGGAATTGACGCTCTATTAGGTTATGGGGCAGATGTAAATTTGATTCTTGATAGAGCTATTGAAAAAGCAGAACAGCACAAAAGAGATAATTTTATTCAGTATGTAGCAGATAATGGTAACGCAGTAACACAGATAATTTAAGGAGGATTTTTAAAATGACAATAAATAATGAAGCTGTAAATATGGATAATGATGATGTGAGATTTTCAATAAACGATTTATTAGATATGACATCAAGTTTAATTTATCAGATGGAAACAAAAGCAGATGAGCAGATAGTTAAAGCTCTTATATCAACTTTAGCGAGAACTTATTGTGATAAAGTAGAAAAACCAATCTCACAGTTTTGTGTAGAAATGTGTACAGCAGATGCATTTATAAAGGAGGTTAAGGATGATTAGAATGTTAGATAACTGGAAAGGTGCTGTCGAAATAGACGGCACTGAGTACAAATCAATTCAAGAAGCTAGAAGCGTTTTTAAGAGCTTTTCAGACGATATACATATAATTCTCAAGTCTAATAATAAAAACGCAAATATGAAGCGCACAGAAGCGTTAAATGACGTTTCAGACAAAGAGCAAGAGTATGAAATCACAGTTAAGAAGTATATGACTCAGCAAGCTACACCTAGTTTCGATTTTATGATGAAGTGGAATGATAACAACCCGATGCCTATGAGAATTATGCAAGGCACAGTTGAAAAAGAAACAAGAGGTATGGTGTATATGAAGCTACATGGAATGGCAAGACCTACAATAACTTGTTTCTGTTGTGGAAAAGAACTTACAAACCCCATATCAAGAAAATATGGTATTGGGCCTATCTGTTTAGGCAAGATGGGTATAGCAAGAGATATTGATGATGTAGAGGGAATAAGTGAAGAACTTGTAAATATTTCTTGGGAAGGCTGGATTATCAAATCAGCAATTACTGAGAAAAAAGCAATATAAATAAACTATAAAAAAGGAGAACAAAAGTATGAATAACAACGGTGCGGGTGCAGTGTATGTACCAATTAAGGTTGATGTTTTATGGAGTGCAATTAAGAGTTCGGGTATAACAGCCGGAAATCTAGCGACAATGGTATTGAACAGAGATAAGTCATATCTCACCACAGTTAAGACACGAGGCACAATGGTTAAAGAAGATTTGGAAAAGCTGTGTACTTTCTTATCAGTAAATATTGATGATGTGCTGATTAAGGAAAAGAAGCCAGTAGTTAAAGAATCAGTTAAGCCAGCATCTAATCAGTCAGCTAATGCACAGCTTGATATGTTGATAGTTGGACTTAACAAGATATATGAAGCACAGAGATTGCAGAATGAGACATTGAATAATCTACTTATTGAAGTAAAAGCTGGAAATGCAAAAACTAATAGACTAGAAAATGCACTAGGTCAGATAATACCAAATCTAATTCAGATTAAAACAACAGTGGATAACAGTAGAGATTTGATTAGAGATATTAAATCAACTGGCGCAACTATTAGTGGAAGACTCAGAGATTTGATAGGTAAGTTTAAATGAAGAAATTAAGACCTACTAGATTTTATAGTGATAAGCAGGAAAAGAGTGTTGCAAAAACTGTTAGAGGCAAACAAGTCTCTAACAGTGGAGCAACAGCTTTTAACAAGGGTGATGTAACAACAGATAATGTGCTTATAGAATGTAAGACGTGTATTTCGGAAAAGAAGTCATTTAGTATTAAGAAAGAATGGCTTGAGAAGAATAAAGAGGAAGCCTTTGAAATGGGTAAAGATTATTCAATATTAGCGTTTAATTATGGACCCGATACAGATAACTATTATGTGATAGATGAAAGATTATTTAAGCAGTTAATGGAGGTAATAGACAATGAGAGCTAAAGGAGGTGGTAAATATAATATGCGTATGATAAAGAAGATAATGAGGGATAATGGTTATCTTTTAGTATCAGAACGTAAGCATATGATTTTTAAAAATGAAAATGGCGATATGGTATCGTTACCCAAGAATTGCAAAGATTCAATATTAAAGTATGAATTTAAACACCATAACATTAAGGAGGATATTTAAGTAATGACAAGAGAACAATGTGAAGCAAGGATTTTTGAGAAACTGGTCGAGATTGATAAAATACAGAAGGAGTATAATCCAAATGCTGATTATCTTTCACTCACTATATGGTCTAAAGACCAAACATATCGTTTCAATAACAGTAATTGGAAAGCTGAAAATGATGAAGAAGCTGGAGAAGATGTAGATTATCCATTAGATTTTACATTTTATAAGGAGGACAATGAAAATGAAGAAAACTAATAAGACTCAGGAAGTATTAAAGTATTTACAGAAGAACGGCACAATCACAAGTATGGAAGCTTTTGAGAAGTTTGGTGCAACTAGATTATCAGCTATTATCTTTAATTTAAGAAAGCATTATGATATAGAGACTATCGAAATGGTATGTAATGATAGATATGGTCACGAATGTCATTTTGCAAAGTATGTGTATAGAGGAGTGAGAGAATATGGCATATGTGATGTTTAGAGGTAAAGATGGACGTTTGTACACTGGTGTGCATCGAGATTGTGAGTCAAAAGAAGAGTCTATAACCACAGAGACAGAGTGTGCTGAAACTAAGAAATCTGTATCATCTATCATAAATAAATTAAATGAAGAGGAGAGACAAGATGGCTAAAGAAGCATTAGCAACTAAATATAGACCTAAAACTTTTGATGATGTCGTAGAGCAGGATAGTACAAAGATAATCTTGAAACAGCAGTTAGATAGTGGAGAATTTCAGCACGCCTACTTATTCGTAGGCGGTGCTGGAACTGGTAAAACAACGTGTGCAAGAATCTTTGCTAACGAGATAAATAAGCACGAGGGAACATCAATAGAGTTGGATGCCGCTAGTCACGGCGGGGTAGATGATGTAAGAAATATAATTCAGCAAGCAAAGACAAAGAGTTTGGATAGTGAGTATAAGATATTCATAATAGATGAGTGTCATTCTGTAAGCAAAGATGGTTGGGAAGCATTTCTAAAGACAATAGAAGAACCACCAGCAAAGAGTATATTTATCTTTTGTACTACAAATCCGGAAAAGATACCTAAGACTATACTCAGCAGAGTACAGAGGTATGATTTTAAGAGGATAAGTCAAAAAGGTATTATAGATAGACTTGCATATATATTACATAAAGAGGGTTTACGTGCAAGAGGTAGTCAAGAATTAGGTATCAATTATATAGCAAAACTAGCAGATGGTGGTATGCGTGATGCTATAACTATGATGGATAAATGTCTTTCATTATCATCAGAGCTAACAGTAGATAG